AAACCCGCGCGTGTAAGCGTCCGGCTCAAGACCAAAAACAAACCCGTCCAAACGGATCGGCAAGCCGGCCAGCACGTCAACCGCCCGCGACGACAGCGGTACTTGTCGCGCGGTGCCGTTTTTTGTGTCCGGCAATGTCGCTACCCGGCTTTTAATCCAGGCCCTTTGCAAGCCTGCTAATTCGCTGCGGCGCATCGCGGTTTCTATCGCCATTACGACAAACGCCCGCATTTCCGCGCTACAGGCGGCCAACAAGCGTTCCTCTTCGCCCGGCAACAAGCGGCGGTCACGCGCGTTCGCAACCTTGGGCTTGCGGATCATCAGCACCGGATTTTGCAGCGGATAACCCCATTCCTTGGCGGCCACGGTGAATAGATGCGACAGCAACGCCAAGTCTTTTTGCACCGTTGATGCACTGGCGGATTTCAAGCGCTTGTCCCGCCAACCGGCAACGTCAACGCTGCGCACCGTGCCTATGGGCTTTCCGGCTAAATCGTCGGACAGCCAAAGCCGGATGCGATCCAACTCGCGCCGTGCGCCTTTTTTGTGGGGGGTAATTTCCGATGCGTAGCGGTTCAGACACTCGGCCAGCGTGGTGCTGAGCGTCTCGCGAATGTCCACATAGCGACCAATGCCCATATCACTTTCAATTTTTGCCGCCCAGCGTTCGGCATCGGCTTTGGTGTCAAAAGTGCGCCCGATGGTCTTGTGGCCCTTGCGCCTGACTTGGGCATACCAGCCGCGCGGCCTTTTTGTGTAGGTTGCCATGCGAGCATGATAGAGGGATTTTGATGCACTGGTTTTTATTTCAGTGCATCAAATTTGCATCAAACAACCGGGATGCAATCCCGTGACTCTTTGCAAGTCCTTGTTTTTATTGGTGGCGACACCGGGAATCGAACCTGGAACCTCGGGGTTATGAATCCCTTTTTTATTCAATAAATTCAATCACATGAAACGCAACAGTTTGAAAATAATAGGATTTTTATTTATTGATGCGTCATGCTGAGCCATGATTTGATGCATTTGTTGCATCAGGATTGCATCACTACTTACGCCAATTGGCGGTAGATGGTGCCGTTGGGGGTGAAGTGCGCGGTGAGGGCGATGCGGCGGGCGCGGGGATCGAAGCTGATGTGTACCCAGGTGCCTTCGTTGACAATTTTGTCAAATTGTGCATCACTGGCGACGATGGCGCGGACGATGTCGATGGTGTTGCCGAAATTGGGGCAAATAAAATCGGCGGCCCAGCCTTGCAGGTGGGCGGAGTGTTTGGCTCCGCTGACTAATCGGTTGAGTGCGGGGCATCGGTAACCGGAGGTGATGCGGATGGGGTGGTTGCCTAGCAGTTCCCGGATTTGATCGAGTTCGTCGGCGAGGATGGCGAGGTTTTTTGCGATGTCGGGCGGCGGGGTGTTGTCGATGTGTTTGGCGGCGGCGATTTGCGAGCGGCAAAGCTCGGCCAGGGTGAAATGTTTGCTCATGGTTTGTGGGGTGGTGTGGTTTGGGGGGGGGTGGTTATTCCAGCGATGACAGGGTGTCCTGTAGCTGCTGGTATGCAGTTTGCATGGCGTCTTGTGTTTGGGCGGTTTTGATGGTGCGTTTGGCGGCTTGGCGGGCAGCTTCGATTTGGGAGCCGACGCTTGTCCAGAGGGTTGCTGCGGCGATGATTTGTTGGGCGACGGTGGCGGGGGTTTGGTGGGTGGCGGCGGCTTCGGCGTTTATCCAGGGATACGGGGTGGCGTCGGTTGGGTATCCGGCGGTGGCGTAGGCTTGGGCGTCGGCGTATTTGCTGAGGTAGGTGGCTTCCTGGCCGGGCGATTGGGTGATGTAGTTCAGGCGGGTTTTTCCGGCTAGCCAGTCGATTTGCTGGTGGATTTTTCTTCGGTGGTCGTCCAGGCTGGATTCGGTTGGTTGAATGGTGATCCGATAGGGGTGTTGGTCGATGGCAGGGCCTGTGTAGGGGGTGGTCAGGCGGATTTGGTGGTGGTCTAGGATTTGTTCGGCGGTGTATTCGTCTTGGTCGATTTCAACGGTTGAGCTGGTGGTCACGTAATTGAGCCAGCGGGTACCGTGACCGGTGAGGATGGTCGATTGTGGCTGGATGCTGATTTTTCCGGCGCGGTAGTGTGTGATCATGGCTTAATCTCCGATGGCCATCCAATTGAGCGAGCCGGTGGCAATGGCGGTGCTGCTGCTGATATTCCAGGCGTATGTCTGGAGGGTGTAGTTGTTTTGCGGGGTGGCTGAGTTGCTGATCAAGCGCTTGATGTAGACCGTCGCTTGATGCGCCGACAAGGTGGCGTTGATTTCCCCGCCTTGAGAAATCCCCACCCTCAATCGCCAATATTGCTGGTTGTAGCTCTGCGTGACGATGTCGGACGCCAACGTTAAATTCCACCCCCCTAAATTGGGCGCGGTAGCCATCCCGCTATTCGCGTAGAGCTGTACACCATTGCCATCGACAAAGCTGTTTGCGTAGACGCCGGTACCGTTGGGCGTTGAGTCATAGAAAGTAAACGCTAGCGTCCCGGAATACACCACGCGATAAATACTCCAGCCGGACGGCGGCGAGTAGGCCCCTCCGTTGAGGGTTACGGTGTGGATTGAGCTGGAGGTCGGATACCAGACGATGTTGGCGGTAGCGCCATTGTCCAGGACGGTGCTACTAGCGTAGTCGTACTCGTCGCTGCCTTGCGAATACAGGTTTCCGTTGGTGTTGGCTGCGGTAAACACGGCACGGATTTTGCTGTAACCTGCGGTGGCTGCGCCTTGGGTGTCGGTGATTTGCTGGCCGTGTTCGGCCTGGGTGATGATGCGGGTTTTGCTGGCGAGGTCTATCCAGACGGCCCCATTCCAGCCCTGAATAGACCATTGCACTGACCGAAAATAAAAGCCATGGGTGGAGGTGCCGTTGCCTTTGATGCTGCTGATTTGCACGGTGACGACGATGCTAACGGTGTTTCCGGGCAGGATGCTTTCGGCGGATGTCCAACTGTCGGCGCTGAGGGCGCCTGACTGACTGGCGACGGTTTTGATGCCGGCGGATTCCGCATAATTTAGCTCGGCGACGGCGTCGAATTCGTAGATGCCGGAACCGGGCGAGGTTTCGGCGAGGTTTTCTGCGCGGATAGACCATGTTTGGCTGCTCTCCGATTGGTTGGTGTCGTAGGAGGTTAGCGATGCAGGGGAAACGATGAGGCGCGGCTGGGCGTCCCAGTATCCAGGCAAGGTGACGGTGTCCCCGCTGTTGGCTTGTCCGTATTCGACGCGGCGAACGGATTTGTATTCCCGGTAGGCCCCTCCGCGATAGCGTTGGAATGTGAGGGTGCCGGCGCTGAGCATGACGAAATCCCGGTTGCTCTGGTTGTCTGGCCCGTCGTAAATCACGATGGAACCATCGCCATTGATGGCGGCGTTTCCGCTGCCGATGCGGATGGTTTCGGTAGCGGCCAGGGTGCCGGAGGTGACTTGACTGGCAGACAGGCTACCGGTGATGCCTACGTCGGCGTCCAGCAAAATCGCGGGTGAGCCGTTGACGACACCGACGATGAACGGCGTTTTGTCGGTGCCTTGCAAGTTGAGGGCAAAAATATCGGCGTCGAAGATTAGCGGGGTGGCGGCGGGGTCTTCCAGCGCGGATTGCAAGCCCGATTTGATTTGCGCGGGCGTCATCGCGGCGGCGACGGGGTTGACGGTGGCGGCGAATTGGGTGATCAGCAACGTGTAATCGGTGCCTGAGCCGGCGGGATCATAAAACGCATCAAATGAGGCGATGCGCAGGTAATAGGTTTGGCCTTCGGTGAGCCCGGTCAGGGTGATGGAGGTGTCCGCGCCGATGTAGGCTTGATGGGTGGCGCGGTTGGGGGCGAATCCATTGGTGGTGCTGAGAAAGACGATGACGCCGGCCCAATCGTTATCGGTTGGGCGGTCGTAGCTGACGACGAGCGACAGGTAGCCATGATGAATGCGGACACTGCTCCCCAGGACGGCGGCGGGTAACGGGTTGCTGATTTGCAGGCTGGCGGCTTGGCTATATCGGCCTAGCATATCGCGGGCGCGAACGATGATGGCAATGGCTCGGCGCGGCCCGCCGTCTTCCATGTTTTTTGCGTAGGTGTAGTGGTAGGCGGCTTCGGTGGCGAATTCGGTGCGGATGGGGGTGATGGTTCCGCCATTGAGCAGATAATTGGCATAATCCGGCCCGTCGTAGAGGTCGATTTGATAATCGCGAAACCAGGGCGATTGTCCGCCAGTACCGGATCCGTAGGCGGTGGCGTATCCCAGCACGGCTAAGGCGTCGTCTGTCCAGATCAGTTCGGCGGATTGACCGGCGAAGGTGTTCCCGCCGGTTTTGAGCGCTAAATTGGTGACACTGACGGATTCGACGGCATAGATTTCGCCCAGGGTGTAGCTGACGCTAATGGATGTGGAGACGGCACCCAGGATGGACACGGCCCGCAATTCGATGTCGTAGGTACCGGCCAGCGGGTTGTTGAGGCGGAACGAGGTTTCGGCAACGTTGATGGTCTGGCTTTCCCCGGCGTTGAAGCGGATGCTGAGGACGTAATGTTGCAAAAAGCGGTCGGTGGAGGCGCTCCAGCTAATGTCCAGGTAGCGGCGGATGCCTTCTTGACCTGTGTAGATGCCGTTGTTGACGATTAGTCCGCTGGGCGGATTAACGCCGGTGGTGAGGTAGGGATTGTCCGGTAGCGGCGGCAGGTCGTTGATGCTGTCGATGAGGGCGTATTTTTCTGGTGCGTACTGGACGGCGCTGATGCTGTAAAAGCCGCCGTCCTGGTCGTCGTTTTCGGCGGTTGAAACGACGCGATACAGTTTATTGATGGCGGCGGGGTCGTAAATAATGAAGGGGGTGCCGGGTTCTGGCGCAGCGCTAAGGGCGGTGTTGACGCTGACGGCTTGTACGGTGCCGGCGGCGGTGGTTAGGGTGCGTTCGACGACAGCGCCTTGTTCGTCGATCAAGGCGATTTTGTATCCGATGCTGGGTTGCAGGGTAACGGGCGCGTCCAGCGGTAAGGCGATTGGGGTGGCGTTGGCGGCGATGCGTCCGCCCAGGCGTTGGTCGGCGGCGCGTAACGGGTCGGCGATGCGGATGATGTCCCCCGGCCTTACGTTGAGTCCATCCAGTCCCACGGCAAAGGAAACGCTGTCGGTCTCCATTCGGCTAGTCAACAGGATGCGTTTTCCGGCGCGGTGGGCTTGTCCGCGACTGGTACAGCCTATTGCTGCAATGGTTTTTTCGCGGTATCCGTAGCGCTCGATGCCTTCCCTGTCCTCGACATATTCGGTGGCAATCCTGTACTGGTCGGCGGGGTCATTCCATTGCACGAGCGCAACGGTGTAGCGCACTTGGCGGGCGCTGCCGGCATAGTTGAATCGTCCGTCTACGACGTTGGCGGGGGTGTAGAGTGCGGTGGCGGTTTTGGGGGCGTCCTGGGTGACGTGGATGACTCCGCTACCCCAATAGGCCATGGCGTCGAAGGCGCTGGCGATGTCCAGGATGACTTTTTTGGCGTCGTCGTCTTGTTGCAGGTAGAGGTCTAGCGAGTAGCGCGGCTCGGTGCCGCCTTGCCCGTCCGGTACATGCTCGTCACAGCGTTTGGCGATTTGGAACAAGGCCCATTTGTCCAGGGAGCTGCTGCCAATGAGCCGGCCCAGTCCGTAACGCGAGTGGGTGACGATGTCGTAGAAAATCCAGGCTGGATTGCGTGTCCAGGCGGTGACGAATGTACCGTCCCAATCGGCCCCGGTGTAGAGGCGGGTGACGGGATTCCAGACGCTGGGCGGGGGGACGCGAACCTGTGCGCCTTTGAGCAAATACCCTCTCTTGGGCATTTGGCTGAAATATTGCGCATCGAAGGTGGCGCGGACGACGGCGGTGTTGTGGTGGCGGAGCTTGGCGTAGCTGAGCTTGGTGTAGCTTGACCAGCGAAAGGTGGAGTATTGACCGGTGACCGGGTTTGCGCTGATGCGGCTCACCCGCACGTCGTAGCTAATCCCCGGCCCGGAGCCGGCGAATTGGTCGAAGGGGATTTGGTAGCTGCGTTCGTAGGGGGACTCGGTTTTTCCGCTGATGATTTGCCGCCCGCTCAGGTCTGCGGTTTGCCAGCTCCCGCCTTGGGGCTTGACTTCGATGCGGATTTCCAGCGTGGTGCCGGTGCGATCGCCGGTGGTGGTGTCCACAAAAAACAACGACTCAACGAGCAGGGTAACGCGGATGGCGTCGGTAGTGGTGTCGTTGATGGTGCGGACGACTGGCGTGTCGTGTTCGACGACAACATCGACCACGACGGGGGCGGCGGCGGCGTCGTCGATTGTGCCGGGGATGTAGGTCTGGTTTTGGGTGCCCAGGCGATAATCGACTGAGGCTCCCTGAAAGTTAAGGTTGTCCCCGGATTTTATCGGGGTGTCGTCCAGATAGATCGATTGCAGCGGGTCGGCGGTGGCAAAGCCTTCGATTTGGCCTTCGCAGAGCGCTTCGACGATTTCGATAATGGCGGTGGAGCGGATGGTGTCCGGCTGGATGACGGGTTGGCGGGGGGCTTTGTTTTTGTTCCCTCCCCCCATTGCTCCACCAATAATTGCATTCATACGGGGATGTCCTTGACGTGGATTTGGCTGGATAACACCATGGATCCGATCAGTAATGGCCCGCCATACAAAACGGGGATTCGATGGCCTTGGCGGGTGGTGTTGACCACGCCATTGAGTAGATAGCTGGGTTTGTTTTCGTAGGGTTCGGCGTCGGTGGCTTTGATGCCGTCGTTGGTTCCGCTGATGAGGTTGGCGACCATCGATAACGACATGGAGATGGCCATCATGATGACGGCGTTTAATGCGCTGGCGATGAGCGCGGCGGTTCCGGCGCTCATGAGGATGGTACCGGTGGCGGAAATCGACAAGGCCATGATGGAGGTGGCGGTAAAAAATTCGTCCCCCCCGATGCGCGGGACAATCAGCAGGGTTTCATCGGCCCAGGGGTTTAGGGCGTTTTGCGGGGTGATTTGGCGGGGGGTGTCCGGGTGGGCTGGGTCTAGCAAGATTAGGATGTAGTCCCCTTGCTCGGCGGCGGCGAGGAATCCAGGGCGATTGGCTTCGATGGCGCGGAGGGCTTCGGCGACGGTTTCGACGCTGAGCGACCATTCCGACCGAAAGGCTTGCAGGTCACCGAATAGGCGGATTTGTTTCATGGGCAATTTTGGGGTGTCTCAGGATGCATTGGGTGCGCTGCTGCCAGTAGTGTCCGTACATTTCTTCTCGGCTGAGGTTGCCTTGGCCGGGGTGGTGCAGGATGATGTTTTGTCCGCGGTAGATGGCGACGTGATTGGGGACGCTGCCTAACAGGGACATGACGAGGATGTCATGGGGTTGTGGGGTGTCCACGCAAAAAAAGCCGCGCGATTTGAAGCCGTTGATCAAGGCGTGTTGGTTTTCTGGCTCCGTCCACCAATCCCAAGGTTTGCGCTCGCCGTCTTGTAGGTCTATTCCGTGTTCGCGTTGGTAGTAGTCGGCCACTAAATTGAGGCAGTCCAAAACGCCGTAGACGAACGGCCTGCCCAGGTAGGGCAGCGGCGGGCGGTGGGCGGGGTAGTAGGTGTGAATGTCCCCGCCGGGGTAGCTGAGGATGATAAACGGCAGGTTGCAGCGATGGGCGCTGGCAATGTCGGCGGGCGATGGCGTGGGCGCGGCGTTGGGGTGGCTGTGGTAGACGGCCAGGATTCGCGCATCGTATTGGGTGAATAATAGCGGGTCGATCAGAAATGAGTGCTGCGGGGTGGGGCTGATGTTGGGGCAAGGGATGACGGTGGCGTCGGCCAAAATGAACCCGCAAGCTTCTTGGGGAAAATGAATGGCGGCTTGGCGGGTGATTTCTTCGATGAGGGCGTTGCTGATCATCCGTTCCGTCCTAACGACGGGAACCCGCCGTAATCCAGCTCGTTGTTCGCGCCAAAGCGTAATTTGCAGTCGGACAGGCGCTTTCCGCATTCGTCTTGCTCGCTGGTGAGGACGGCGTTTCCATCGCGGTCGAACCATTTGGTCGGGTCGGTGCCGGGCCAGGAACAACCGGAGCCGTTGGCGGTCGAGCGATAATGCCAGGGACAGGCGTTGGCAATGGCGATGCGGGCGGGCAGGCGTTGGTCGATAAAATCCATTGCGCTGGCCAGGGTAAATTCCACGACCAAGGCGTTTTCCAGGGTTTTTTGCTCGATGTAATAAATCTCTTCGGCGTATTCGGCGATGTTGGCGTCGATGTAGTGGGCCAGGGTGCGGCGGCGGACAAGTTGAGCGCCGATTAGGTCGTCGTGCTGGTCGATGAGCTGGCTGATGCTGCCGGTAATGTTGCTGATGCTGGCTTGGGGACGGGATTCTGAGCCGGTTCCGCGTTTTTCGAATCCGGTGATCTGGATGGGCCAGGGCTGGTAGGTGTGGCCTTGGTATTGTAGCGGGGTGTTGTCGGCGGCGGTGCCGGGGTAAAAATAATAGACTTCGGCGATTTGAATGGCGTTGAGGTCGAGAATGTATAGATCGACCAGGGTGCCGGGGGCGGATTTGTGGAGGTCGGCGGCTAGTGTCATGGGTCGAATACTTGGTTCAGGGTGGCGCGAACGGAATACAGACCGGCTCCTTGCGGCTCTACGCTGTAGCCGTCTGGGGTGAGTGTGTATTTTTTCTCGGTGGCGGCGGTGGGCGGTGTCCAGGTCAATACGCCATGAGCGCCGACGCTATCTAGCGTGGCGGTAACGGTTTGCAGGTCGGCGGCGGTGAGGGCGGGCCAAGTGATATTCCAGCGCTCGACGCGGCTGTTGATGCCATCGGCGACGCGCTGACTGTAGCCATCGCCGAATTGGGTGACGCGGGTGCGGTGCTTGACGCCTTGGCCGGCGTTGAGGTGGATGGCATCGGCTAGCGGCAGTGCGGTCATGCGAGTAGCCCTCCCGGTCTTTTTTCGGTGATGATGACGTCCCGAATTCGGCTGTTGATGAGCTTGCCTAGCTGTTGCAGGTTGTTGTTTTCCTCGCTGTTTTTGTTTCCGCTGACGTTGACGGTGGTGGTGATTTGCACGTTGTCGGTAGCGGACGACAAGCCGGCGACTTGGCGGCGGTTGAGTACCATTTCGCCGGTTTGCAGGATGGCGGGGACTTCGTCGGATCTTAAAAAGCCGCCGGCATGCAGGCGCGGGGCGGCGGCGAACAAGGCGGCGGGCATGGCGGCGGTGCGTCCGCCGGCTCCGACGGTTCCGCCATCATGAAAGAAGCTAGCGATGAAGCTGCCGGCTTGTTGCAGTAATCCCCCGCCGGCAGCGTTTGAGCTGCCGAAATTTTTCCCCAGCAATAAATCCATTATTCCAGCGCTGGCGGCGTTGGCGGCCATGCGAGCTAAGGCTTTGGCGAAATTGGCGGCCAATCCGTCGAAGCCGGTTTCGGCGGGGGAAAACAAAAAGTCGGCGAAGGCGGTCTGGATGTTGCGAGCGCCTTGAATGGCAAATTGGCTGAGGTCGTCGGTACCGGCTTTGGCCTTTTCGATGAAGGATTCGTTGTAGGCTTGGCCGAGTTTGTCGAATTCGATTTGCGCTTGGGCGGGGGTGATGATGTGCATTTTGAGTGCCATGTCAACGTCTTCCACGCCGGCATTGAGGTCGGACAATCCGGGGTTGAATTTGTCGTGCAGGCGGTTGTAGTTGCGCTCCATTTCGATTTGTTGCTTGCGAGACAGTTCGATGCCTTGTTCGACGATGCTGTTATTTTCTTTGAGCGCTTCGCTGTTTTGGTCGAGGTAGTCTTTTTCGGCGGCCAGATTGAGCAGTTTGATTTTTTGCGCTTCGGTTAGGGTTTGCAGCGAGCCGTATTGCACGTCGTATTCCATTTGCGCGGCGGCGGTGTTGTTTTCGCGCAGGGCGATTTCGCGGCGCAAGGCGGCGGCGGTGGTGTCGTAGGTGTTGTTGAGTTTTTCGGCGGCGGCGATGGCTTTTTGCGCGACTTGGTCGGCTTTGTCTTCGCTGAGTTTGAGCAGTTCTTTCAGGTTTTTATCGGTGGGGGCGACGGTGGGGGCGGCGGGTTGGCGCTGGTTGTGGAGGTTTTGGATCAACGTTTCGCGTTGCTTGAGCAGGCGGTTGATTTCGCGGGCGAGGCCAACTTCGCGGCCTTCTCCGATGAATTCTTCCCCGGATTGGGCTTTGGCGAGTTGTTGTTTTTTTAGGGCGATTTGGCGATTGATGTCGTCGAGTTCTTTGCTGAGTCCTCGATTAAACCCGCCAACGGCAAAGTTTTCTGCGCCTTCGGCAATGCCTTGGAACAGTCCTTGCAGGATGCCGAATTTTTGGATGTTGGTGTCGATGCCTTCGGCCAGGGCTGCCAGCGGCTCTAGCACGTACATGGCCAGATGGCTGCGGAATCCGAGGGTTTGCGCTGATAGCGCTTCCAGTTTGTCATTAAATTCCCCGGCGCGGCGGGCTTGCTCGGCGGTGATGGGGTTAAGCTGGATGCCTTTGTCGATGAGCGCCTGAATACCAGCGCTACCCATGAGCAGCAACGGGGCCATTTCCGCGTAGGCTTTGCCCATGGCGGCGGCTCCGACGGCGGCGCGGGTTTGCGGGTCTTGGATGCTGGAGAATAAATCGGCAAGCTGTTTGAAGGCTTCGACCGGGTCTTTGGCGCTGATGCCCAGGTTTTTGAAGGTTTCGGCGTTTTTGGCGATGTTGATCGACAGCTTGTTGGCGGAGGACTGGAAGGCTTCCAGGCTGGTGTCTCCGATTTTGACGGCGTATTGCAGGCCGGCCAGTTTTTCGATGGCGATGCCGGTGCGGTCGGACAGGTCGTTGAGGGCGTCGGCGGCGTCGATGCCTGATTTGACGAACGCGCCTAATCCAGCCAGGGATAAGCCGACGCCAATCCCGGACAAGGCGCTGTTGACGCGGGTGCCGATGGTTTCGGCCTTGGCTTGGAATTTGTTTAACTGGTCGGTGGCTTTGTCCACTTGACCGGCGAATTTGACTAGATTGGCGTTGAAATCGATGGTGACGGTTTGGGCCATATCAGAATCCTAGGGTTTTGGCGGCTTGGTCGGCGGCAATGCCGGAGGCCTGGACGATGACGCCGGCGCATTGGTCGGCGTGGGCGGTGTAGGCATCGCGGATGAAATGTTGTCCGGGGACGTGCGCTCCGCCATGGCGGTAGCGTATGCCTTGTTTGACGCGACCGATGCGCCGTTTGGCGGCGACTTGGGCGCGTTTGGCGTTGAGGCGCTCTTGGCTGACGACGCCTAGCAAGACGGCTTGGCGTCCGGTAATTTGGCGGCTGCCCCGGTCGTATCCGTTTTCGACCCAGGGCGCGTAGTAAGCGCCTTTGGGGTCTTTGCGGCTACGGCCTTTTTTGATGGTGACGTAGACGCCGACTTGGCCGTTTTTGCGCAGGGTGTTGATTTTGCTGTTTCCGACGCGGATGGCTTTTTTGAGGCGACCGGTTTTGACCGGCGCGGCGGCGCGAACATAACGCGCCATGAGGTTAGCGCCTTGGCGCAGGGACAAGCGCACCAGGCGTTCGGCGAGTTTATCCGGCAGTTGTTTGAGGGCGGCTTGGGTTTTGTCCAGGCCGTGAATGGTGAGGTCGGAGGGCATGGGTTTTTGATATTTTTTTTATTTTTTGCTTGATAAAATAAATCGCATACGTATAATACTTAACCAATGGAGCAGCGTTGCTTCATGGCAGAACCCCCCTGCTTTTGGGGCTGATTGGAGAACAATCAT